ACGGCGCCGCCCGCAAGGTCACGCGAGGCCTTGTCGGCCGTCCCCGCACGGCCGCGAAGCTGCTCTATTTTCTTCTCGGCGGAGGCTACACGGCTGCTCAGCTTGTCAACCATAAGGAATTCTATCTCTACGGGTTTCATCGTTGTATTGTTGTTTGGTGGTAAGTCAAGAATCATGATTCTTAACGCATATCCCCTCCCCCTCGGGGGAGCGGGAGGGGGGCTACAGCCTGCTCTGGAAGAACCCGACGATGTCACCGGCTTCCTCCTCCGCGCTCTTGTCCGCCGTGCCCTTTGTCCGCACATGATGCGGGGCGTCGGCAAGCATCATTATCAGCGTCTGGTAGTTCACGCCGTTAAGGATGTAGCCGACGCTCCATCCTGTGGCAGTCGCTATCTGCCACACAAATCCGAAGGGGCTATGGGAACCCTCCATGCGGGTCTTTAACTCCCCTTCCTTTCCCGGCTCAGTCTCAGCTTCATCGGATTCGTCATCTCGGCTGATCTGATAATACTCGTAAAAGGCTCTGTGCCCATCAGGCTCACGAAACGCTTGACGGCAGCGACGAGGTACTCGTGCTCCATGAAGTGACGCACAAGCCATGCGATGGCACACAGCGGTACAAGACGCCCCGGCAGGCCGCGCCGCAGGGTGCATGCCACCATGCGGCTCAGGGCCTTGCCGTGGTCGGCCATGAAGCGCAGCTCCTCCTCCTTGCTCCAGCTCCACATCTCATCGCTCGTCACGCCAAGCGTGAGATAGATGCGAGCAAAGCGGATCTGACCCGCAAGCGAGGGACGACGCATCGTCACCCGTAGCGTCACAGGCTTCCGGAAGAACGGGAGGCGCACGGACTTCAGAGGGACGCTCACACCGGCGTCCAGAAGTGCGTCCGCACCCTCACGTTCTATCTGGCGTATCTGTTCCTTGTCCATACTTGTTAAAGGTTTATGGTTGTTGGTTTGGAGGTTGTTTGGTTGCAACTCATAACTCACTTATCGGCTCTGCCGCTTTGCTTGCAAAGAACTCACAACTCGAACCTGCATCACCCCTCCTCTGTTTCCGCTGCTGCCGCAGGCAGCTTGTACTGTTCCCATTCCTCGGGGAGGGAGTCCGTGTCGTATGTGCCGTAGGGGCTGCCGCCGCCATCCGGCATTGCAACCTCAAGGGTGCACTCTATCTTCGCGGTCTCCGTAAGCGTCAGCTTGCCGCCGAGGTTCGAGAGCAGCGTGCCGTTAGGGATAAGGACGCTCTGTCCGGACACGAGGGCAAGTTCCCAGGGACCGTCCATCAGCAGAACGGCAGAAGGGGCGTTCCAGCCGACAGGGGTCTTCTTCTCCGTGTCACCGGACTTGTAGCTCAGGGAACCGCCAAGCAGTTCGTGAAGGTTCTCATAGTTCAGCTGGATCACATTGAACGTCGGCGCTATGCTGCCGTTCGACTGCGGGATGACAAGCACCGATGTGCCGGGAACCTGCTCTGCCCCTACCTTGGTGGCCTCGGGCTTGACGCCGCCAAGGTCAAAAGAGCCCTTCTCTATATAACCGATGACAAAGCCGCGGTACTTTACCGCGCCGATGCCGTACATGAAATTACTGTTCTTCTTCATTTTCGTTTCTTGTTTTGTCATTTGGCGGCTTAGTCACTCATAACTAATAACTCATAATTTACAACTCATAACCAAGCCGCCGTTTTATCATCGTTTGAACACTATTAGAATTATGATTGCCAGCACGGCGGGGATGAAGACCGGCGCATACCATGCTGCCGGACTCATGTCTTTCTCCTTGGACGTCTCCGCCGCCTGTGCGCCGCCCCTGTATTGGAGACTGTCACGCGCACGGTGCTCGTAGCGTGTCACCTCCCTCGGGACGCTGTCGCTCTCCGCCTCCGCAACGATGTTAACGCCGTCACGCCTCAGGCTCACACGGGTCCTGCCGCGTTTGCCGGTGAACAGCGCACCGTCAGGGAGGCTCTCCATCACTGTCAGAGGAACCCTCAGGCATACACTGTCGCCCGGAACGTTCCGAAGAACGGTCGCCACTGTCACGGATGCGGTGCTGCGTACCGTGAGGCTGTCTTCTCTGACTGTTTCTGTCCGTTCCAAATGACGGTGGCTCCGGCAGCTCGACGCGGATAGGACAAGTGTCCCAGTAGCGGCAAGCGTTAGCCCGGCGCACAACACGCTCCAGACGGACAATAGCTTGGTATAGTTCCTCATTCTCTTCACGTAGTTTGGTAAGGCTCTCGCTCACGTCAGAGTACATCTCCCTGTATGTGTCATGGACCTCCTTAGCCGTGTGCGCCGCGCGGACGTCACGGCTAAGAAGCCACGCAACCGTCGCACCGATGCCGCCGGGAACGGCCCAATGCAGTATTTGAAGGATTGCCTCTAACATATTGAGAGTCGTAAATTCTGAGTTTTGAATTATAAGTTGTTCGCTGGCCGCTTGGCTCTGCCGCTTCGCTTGCGAAGAACTGATAACTAATAACTAATCACTGATAACCGTTTCCAGCCACTTCTGCACGTTGAAGCTCGGGCAGGCCTTGCTCCTGTTCAGTTCATTGTGGCCTACTATCCTCACCGAGGGGAAGCGGCGGTGGAACAGGCGCACATAGCGCTCCAGCGCAGCTTTCTGCGCCGCCGTGCGCGTGTCCTTCGCCGTTCTGCCGTCAGGGGCAACGCCGCCAACGTACACCACATGACGGCTCACGCTGTTGTAGCCCGCAGCGCCGTTCGTCACCTCCCACGGATCGACATCGGCGTCCTCGTTGTTATCTACAAGGCGCTCCACGCCGCCGTTTAGGTGGACCATGTCGGTATAGCCCACCTGTTTCCAGCCGCGGCCGCCATGCGACACAGGGTCTGTGTGCCAGTGGCGCAGCTCCGCAGAGCTGACCTCGCGGCCCTCCGGGGTGGCGGTGCAGTGGATTACAAGATATTTTAGCGGCTTGCTCATTACGCGCCCTCCTGTTTCGTGGCTTGCCCTCCTGTCTCCGGCACTGCCGCACCATCCGGGGAACCCGCACCTTCCGGCGCCTTCGTTCCCTCCGGATTTTCAGGAACACCCGGAGCGGCAGCGTCCAGTGTCACGCCGGCGGCCTTCCCCTTATACACGGCGCACAGGCCTCGCTTCACGAGGTCGGCGGCACGTTCCTTGTCATTCACTTCCAGGATAGTTCCCGGCTCATAGACCGTCACATGGTCCGTCTTGTCACGAAATGTCTTCTTTACTGTCAGTTTCATCGTAATATCATTTTTATGGTCTATCCTTCCGGAGTTGGTGAAGGGTCACTGTTCTTGCTTTCACCTGCGGCTTTGGAGGTGGTGAGGGTGATGGTGGCTGTCTTGCTCTCATCGCTGTCAAGCGCGAGTGTCACGGTGCCGGTAACATCGCCGGTACCACGGTTCGCACGGGCGGTAATCATCAGGGTGCCATCAGTCTCCTCTATGCTGTAGCCCTTCGGAGTCTTGCCCACGATATGGTAGTCACCGTCAGACTCCACCTTCACGGTCTCGGTGCCGCCATCTGAGGTAAAGGTGCAGCTGGCAGGGGTCACCGTCAGTGTCTTCTCCTCTACTGGGAACTGCTTCGTCGCTCTGGTGTCAAGCACTATCACCTCCTCACCGAAGGCGATGTTGGTGTCTATCTCCAGCTTCATCTTGAAGAAGTAGCGCTCACCGGCGTTGGTCAGTTTGTCTATTTGTATGACATCCTCGTCTGACGGGAGGTTGACACCGGCGAAGAGGTTGCCGCTCTCGTCCGGGGCGCACAGCGTCGCCACTATAAGGCCGCTCGGCCAGCCGGCGAGCGTCTCTATTGGCACTCCCTTGAACATCTTGCGGTTCAGCGAGGTCTCGTCGCTGTTCTTGTGCTCACGCTCCGTCAGCTCCTGGTCATAGTCCTCCCAGTCCTGAAGGCTCATGATGTAGCGGAGGTTCGGATGCTCCTTGATGGTCTCGGGCACTGCCGCTTTAATGGCGTACAGCTTGCCTATCATCGTGGTCTCATCGGTGGAGATGCGCTTCACGTCACCGTCATGCTCCATACGATACAGTATGCCGTTGAACAGGTGGTCGTCATCATCGCCATATACGCCGTTGATGTAATGGCCGCCAAGCTCGAACTGAACCTGCTTTGACAGTGCGTCCAGCAGAGTGCTCTGTACATTCGGAGGAAGCTCCGTGAACACAAGGTTGCCCGTGGGCTGGTAAGGCCTCCAAATGTTGTAGAGCGTGTTGGGGTTGAAGGTGGTGAACGCCATAAACTCCTTTGGTTCCAGAGTATGCTCCGAGTAGTTCCATCCACCCTTGGAGTCACGGTCGCCGGGCATTTCCTTACTCTTCTGAAGCATCTTGCCGGTCTTGAGGCGTGGTATGCTCAGTTTCTTGGTCACGTTGGGGATTACGCAGATAAGACCCTTGTCAACTATCTGGCAACCCATCACGGCGAGGGTGAACAGCTTTTCAAGCACCTCGCCATTGTAGTTGGTGTTTTTGATTACTATTGGCATTGCTTTGTCGTTTTGTTGTCGAGTCAGACTGTATGCTACAACTCTTAACTCATAATTATTAACTTTTAATTTAATATCTCCTTCGGCGTGATTCGTATGCCGCCTGGATGTCCGCCTGACGCTTGTCCCACGCGCTTGCTTCAGGAGTGTCGGTGTGGAGGTCGTTCATCACGCGCTTCTGGGGTTGGAGGCCTTCCAGCGTCTGCTTGCCTTTCTCGAAATCGCTCTCAAGCAGGGCGGCGAAGGCGGGGCGCGTCGTGGCGTTTATCCTGCCGCTCTTCTCCGCATCGTCAAGAAGCTGCTTCTTCTCTGCGGCAAGAGTGGCCGCTGCCTTGTCCTCGAAATCCTGCACCTTCTTCTTCAAGGCCGCGTTCTCCACTGCCAGCGCATCAGCGCCGGAGGCCGTCTGTGACAGCTGGCCGACGATTCTCAGCACATCATCGTCCGAGGTGCAGTCCTTGAACCCCGGGCGCTTTTTCAGTTCATCTAATAATGCCATTTTGTTCTCTGTGTTTTGTGGCTCCGTCAGGAACCGGTTATTGAATATAGCGTAAATCTCGTCATTGCTCATCTTCGCGGACAATGGAATAGGTGTCGCCACTGTGCTTTCCTCCACATCGTAGATGCCGTCAACGAAGCCCTGCGCAAGGGCCTCCTCCGCGCCCATCCAGTGGTCATTGCCGTCGAAATACTGTGCACGGATGTCATCCTCGCCAGTATGAAGGCGCTCCGCATACATACGGCACAGCACATCCTCCAAAGATTCCAACTCGCGGATGCAGGCCGCCATATCCTGCTTCGTGCCCCAGCAGCCGCCGCGAACAGTATGGATCATCAGCCGCGCGTAGCGGCTCATCTCCACAGGCTTGCCGCAAAGTGCTATGGCGCTCGCCATGCTCGCCGCGATGCCGTCTATATAGATATGGATGTCCGCCTTGCTCTGGCGCAGCGCGTTGAAGATGGCGATGCCGGCATACACCTCGCCGCCAACGCTGTTGATGCGCACGTCAATTCTGCCGTAGCTGCGCTCCGCCTCCAGAAGCTCGCGCATCACATCACCGGCGTTGACCTCGCCGCCGATGTCACCGTAAAGGAGAAGGCTGCAGCGGCCCTCACCCGGAAGAATGTTGAAGTATCGTGTCTTTTTCCTCATGATGATTAATCGATTTCGAGTGCAAAGTAAATGCTTTTCCACCACCCCTGCAAACCGTGTCCGCATGATAACACTTTATAGACACACCATGACTTTACAAAGCGTCACCATGCGGCAGCAGTTTGCCCATATCCGTATTTATTGCCAACTTTGCACAAGATTTCAAACAGACAGACAATAAAATGGCGGAACTGACAAACCAGCAGAAAAAGGATTGGGCAAAGACACTCTACCTCCGTGAGAACCTCACACAGCAGGAGATAGCCGACAGGGTCGGCGTGTCAAGGGTCACCGTGTCCAACTGGATACGGGCTAACAAATGGGAGGAGCAGCGCACGGCGCTGACACTGACAAGGGAGGAGCAGGTGCGCTCACTGTACAGGCAGGTGGCGGCCATCAACCGTGCCATTGAGGACAGACCCGAGGGCGAGCGCTTCGCCACCACTTCCGAGGCCGATGTCATAGGCAAGCTGTCAAAGGCCATAAGGCAGATGGAGACAGAGGTGGGGATAGCGGACATCGTATCCGTTAGCACTAAGTTCATAGAGTTCCTCAGACCCATGGATTTGGAGAAGGCCAAGGAGGTGACAAGGCTCATGGACGCATTCATTAAATCAGTATTGTAGATTGACACTTGCACCAAACAACCAAACCACTAAACCACCAAACCACCAAACCACCAAAATGAAGCAGATAGACAAGAACGCGCTGACGGACTGGGAGAAGTACAAGGAGGACATCTACCGGTCAACACCCGTCGATACGGCAATGAGCCACGCTGAACGGGAGAGACACCGCATCCATCTGGAGGCGCACCCCATAGAGTGGATACAGTTCTTCTTCCCGGCATACGCGAAGTACGAGTTCGCTGACTTCCAAAAAAGGGCCATCAGGAGGATACTCGCTCATGACGAGTGGTATGAGGTGCTGTCTTGGTCAAGAGAGCTGGCGAAGTCAACGATAACAATGTTCATAGTCTCCTACCTGACGCTCACAGGCAAGAAGCGCAACGTGATTCTCACGTCCAACTCCAAGGACAACGCCATACGCCTGCTCGCCCCGTACCGCGCCAACTTCGAGGCAAACGGACGTGTCATAGCATACTACGGCAAACAGCAGACACTCGGGGACTGGACGGAGGACGAGTTCATAACAAAGGGAGGGGCGGCGTTCAGGGCCATAGGAGCAGGACAGTCACCGCGTGGTTCAAGGAACGAGGCCATAAGACCGGACGTGCTGCTCGTGGATGACTTCGACACCGACGAGGACACCAAGAATCCCGACATCATACAGAAGCGGTGGGAATGGTGGGAGCAGGCGCTCTACCCCACAAGGTCAACGTCCGAGCCCACACTCATCATCTTCTGCGGGAATATCATAGCCAAGGACTGCTGCGTCACACGCGCCGGGGAGATTGCCGACAACTGGGACATCGTGAACATACGCGACAGGAACGGACGCTCCACATGGCCAGAGAAGAACACAGAAGAGCACATTGACCGCACGCTGTCTAAAATATCAACGCTGAGCCAGCAGCACGAGTACTTTAACAACCCCATCTCGCAGGGGGAGATATTCAAGGACGTGGTGTATGGCAAGGTGCCGCCGCTATCCAAATTCAAGTTCCTTATCATATACGGGGACCCAGCGCCGGGTGAGTCAAAGCAGAAGAAGGGAAAGTCATTCAAGGCCGTCATGCTGCTCGGGAAGCTCGGCGACAAGTACTATGTCATCAAGGCGAGGCTCGCACAGGCGCTAAACGCGGAATTCATCAACTGGTACGTGGAGCTGCTGGAGTTCGTTGGCGGACGCTCCAACGTGTACTGCTGGATGGAGAACAACAAGCTGCAGGACCCGTTCTTCCAGCAGGTATTCATGCCCATCGTCAGAAAGGTCAGGAGGGAGAAGGGCATAAGCCTTTACATCAAGGGGGACGAGGAGAAGAAGACGGACAAGGCGACGCGCATAGAGGCGAACCTGGAACCGCTGAACAGGGAGGGAAACCTCATACTTAACGAGAAGGAGCGTGACAATCCTCACATGAAGGAGCTGGAGGACCAGTTCAAGCTGTTCACCCTAACGCTCAAATACCCGGCGGACGGACCAGATGCTGTGGAGGGCGGAATACGCAAGATTAACCAGACAAGGGCGGCCGTGGAACCGCCTGTAAAGATAATGGCGGGACAGACAAGGAACACTAACAAATACAGACTATGAGCAGATTCATTGACATTAAGGACTACGACGCGAGCATTCACCGTGACATCCTCGACGCGCTCGTCAGGGAGGACGAGGCGCTGGTGGACATTTGCGAGGACAGGGCTATCGCCGAGATGAGGTGCTATCTCTCCGGACGATATGACTGTGACAAGATATTCGCGGCGGAGGGTAGCGGCAGGCACCAGCTGATACTCATGATGGCGCTTGACATCGCCATCTACCATATTTTTTCCATCCACAACCCCGTGAAGCTGTCACAGCTAAGGAAGGACAGGTATGAGCGCGCCGTGGAATGGCTTAAGGCGGTGGCCAACGGCAGCATATCCATAGATGGTGCGCCGCTCGCGCCACAGGAGGTGCAGATGGCACACCAGTCATTTAGAATTGTCTCCAATCCTAAACGGACAAATCATTTTTAGGCAAGCAACCAACCATGGCACATATATTAGAGGGACAGGTACTGATAAACGGCACTGACATCTGGCAGGAGTACGGCGTGTTCCTGACGGAGGAGAAGCAGGGCGGTCATGACAACCAGAACGCCATCCTGGCGCCGAGCAAGACAAAGGGACATGTGGGCGTTGACATCCGCGAGCGTAACGGCAGCAAGTACTCAAGCAGCCTGACGGTGACGAACCAGGAGCGTGAGGTGACGCTGCACTTCGCGCAGTACGCGAAGACGCGGGAGGAGTGGCTGTCCCGCTACCGTTCGTTCATCCTCTTTCTGAAGACCGGCGACAAGGGGTGGCTGAACGTCACGTTCCCGGGTCTCGGGCTGACGCTCAGGATGTTCTATGTGTCAAGCACGTCGTTCCGCAGCCTGACGTACCTGTGGACGGAAGGTGTGCAGGCCGGCCGGTACAAGGTGACGTTCAAGGAGCCGGAACCCAATTTTTAGTTTATAATTAAGAGTTAATAATTATGAATTATGATTACCTCTTTTTGAATTATAAATTAAAAATTAAGAATTAAAAAATTATGATTATCGTTTTTAGTGACAAGGCATCGCGCATCTGTGATAGGATATACAAGCGGTCAGTATGTAATCATAATTCTTAATTCTTAACTCTTAATTATTAATTTTATCAGCATTCGAATATGGTTCTAACGCTATACGACAGATACGGAAACATGAAGGCGGAGCTGCCTCCCGAGGACGGCAGCACGCAGGACAAGGAGATTCAGGGCGACAACACGCTGAGCCTCTCGTTCACGCTGTATGAGCACGTTCCGATAGACGTCGGCGACTATGTTGACTTTCTCGGGGAGCGCTACCGTGCGGTGGAACGCTACAACCCCGCGGAGAAGAGCAGCGTGGAATGGGAGTACGACGTGCGGCTGTACGGCATGGAGAGCCTGCTGAACCGCTTCCTCGTGACGAACGGCGGCGAGGCGGTGTTCAGCCTGACGGCGCGCCCTGCCGAGCACCTGCGTCTTATTGTCAAGTGCATCAACGACGGCATGGGGCATACCACCGACTGGAAGGCGGGACAGGCAGAAGGCACGGAGAACGTGACGATACGCTACGAGGGGAAGTACTGCGGCGAGGCGCTGAAGGAACTTGCGGAGGCTGTCGGCACCGAATGGTGGACGGAAGGCAGCACGGTGAACCTCTGCCGCTGCGAGCACGGCCCCCGTGTGACGCTGGGCTACGGCAACGGCCTGACGGGTCTGGACAGGGACAAGGCCGACAACGCCAAGTTCTACACGCGCCTGTTCCCGACAGGCAGCAGCCGTAACATAGACCCGGAGAAGTACGGCAGCAGCAGCCTGCACCTTCCCGGCGGCGCGGAGTATGTGGAGATTCCGGAGCTCGTGGAGCAGTACGGCACGGTAGATCATTACGAGAGCGCGGCCTTCAGCGGCATCTTTCCGCGGAGATTGGGCACAGTGAGCAGCGTGCGCCATGAGGACGTGAAGGACAGCGACGGCAATCCATATACGATATACTACTTCAAGGAC